GTCACGGACCCGGCGGACAGCTCCGAGGCGGTGACCGACCCGGCCTTGAGTTCCCGGGCCGAGATGGCGTCGGCGGCGACCTTCCCGGCCGTGACCGAGTCGGTTGCCAGGGCGGCCGTCGTGACCGATCCGGCGACGAGGTTGACGGAGTCGACCACGCCGGTCTTGAGAGCCTCGAGCGTGACGCAGTCGACTTGCATGACGCTCGTCGACGTCGCGCCGACGCCGTTGTAGCAGAGCCACACGTACGGTGCGATGAAGCGCACGTCGGCGTGGACGAGCCCGGCCGCCCGGGGGTCGTTGTTCGGGCCCGCTGAGCCCGCCACGCCTGCCGCGGCCCGGCCGTTGAGGAAGCCGACGACCTGGACCCAGCCGTCGCCGGTGGTGATGGTCTTGCCCGACGCGGCGACGTAGTAGTGGCTGCTCGGACTCCCTGCGGTGCCGTTGCGGTTGACCAGCGTCTGCCCGTCGGCGCCGATACCGGCCACGCCGACATAGAACGAGTCGGTGCCGCCTGCTGGGCCGATGAGCCGCACCCGGGCGCTCAGCCGGTACAACACCCCCGGCTCGTACGGAAGGGCGTTGTTGCCGAGCAGTCGGTTGTAGCCGACGGCCTGGCCCACGGTTTGCCCGGTGGGGGCGTCCGTGATGCCGCTCAGGTGGGTCCAGGTGGCTCCGGTGCCCTTCTCCGTGACGGTCCAGGCGGCAGGGTCGCCCATCGCGTCGACGTAGCGCTGCGCTGCGCTGTCGCTGAGTGCGCCGCCGAGAGCATTGAGCGTGACCGCGCCCTCGGCGATCTTCCCGAGGGTGACCGCGGCCTGGGCGAGCTTCTCCTCGAGGACCGCTCCGTCCGCGAGCGCGGTGCTGCCGACCGCACCGAGTGCGAGTTTCGCCGCGGTGACGGCCGCCTCGGCGAGCTTGACCTCCGTGACCATTCCGTCGACGAGGTCCTGCTCGACAGCCTGCCGGGCCTGCCCCTGCACCTTGGGCGAAGGGTCACCGGTCAGCGCCGCGGTGTTCTGCCCGACAAGGCACACCCACACCGCGTCATAGCCCTCGATGTGGACTGTGACCGACCCGCCGAGCGGGGCGGTGATCGTGGCAACCTGTGTGGTCACGTCCGGGGTGAAGCCCTCGGTCGTCCCGACGTGGACCTGGACCAGGGCGAAGTCGCTGGGCGCCTCGCTTGCGTCGTCCCATTGGCCGTCCCAGCCGATCAGCAAGCCCGCGAGAGCCGACTCGACGGTCGGGGCCGTCGGTATGGGGGGCGGCTCAGTGTTGAGGGGGTCGGGCACCAGGGCGACGCCGCCGTCGGGCTGGACGCCGATGGAGCCCTTGAAGGCGCCTTCCTCGTCGTAGATGTCGAGGCTGCCGCCCTCGATGGATGCGTTGTTGAGTTGGTTGGAGCGCTCCAGCGCGGCCAGCCGGTCCTCAAGGTCCTTGAAGTAGGCGGCGAACTGGCGGGCCTGCTCGCGCTCGTCCAGGCCGAATGACACCCGAACCTCTCTCTGCCTCCGCGGCCGCCGGGATGTCCAGCGGCGTGGGGAGGGTGGAAGAGAGGAAGGGTTAGCGTCGCGTGCTAGCCGTAGAAGTCGCTGCGGGTCAGCGTGAGGACGGCCGTGCCCTCGGCCGGGTCGATCTCTTCTGCGGTGATGCGGTGCCAGACAGCCATCTCGCCGATCCACGGGATTTCGACCTGTAGAAGGATGCGGTCGCCGAGCGCCCACGAGCCGAGCGGCGCGTTCGGGTGGTGCCGGATCGCGATGGACGGGATGGTGAGCTGCTGGTTGTGCTTCGCTCGTTCGGCCTTGCCGTACCCGGTGAGCGTCTTCGCGTTGGCGGTCGACTTCCGGGTGATGATCTTTGCCCGGCGTACCCGCTTGTCGTCGACGACGACGCGCACCCGGGCCGCCTTGGCGCCTGAACCCTTGCCGATCACGTACACGTTGTTCGCGAAGAAGTCGCCCTGATAGGACGGGGTCGCGATCTCGATGATGTTCTCGCCCTGAGCGAATCTCAGGTCGCTGCGGGTGCGCCCCAGGCGGCGTCTGCCCAGGTCGATGTGGTGAAGGATCTTCTCCTTCTTCCCGTCCCAGTAGTGCCGCTCGAGGTAGTCCCCTTTCGCAAGGTTCATGACTTCGGTGATCGTGGAGCCACAGTCAGGGCTCTCCCACCACTGCAGTTCCCACGGGTCCTCGCCGTTGGACGCGCCGAGCTTGTATCCGGAGTCGTGCTTGTCGAGGGTGACGCCGAGCTTGCCGCGCTGGTAGTCCTGCAGGTGCGCCCAGATGTGCCGGACGACGTCGTAGGCGTCCCACCGAGAGCTGATGGTGGCCTTCGGACGCGGCGGCATCTTCTTCTTCGGGCTCGTGTGGTCGATGTAGCCGTCGTGGTTCTTGTCCCGGCCCTCATACGCCCACTTCTTGGGGATCTTCGCGCCGGAGCGGATCGTGGACCCCAGGTAAGGCATCCCGTTCGGGTACGCGGTGTACCCGCGGCACGTGACCTGCATTGCCTGGCCCTTGAAACCCAGGTTCGTGACCATCCCGCCCCACCGGATGCGGCCCTCGAACTCCGCGTACAGGCTGGTCGCCCACTCAGCCATGACGGGCAGCCCATCCGGCTTGGCCATCAGCCGCAGGTACTCCGGGGCGATCGTTCCGCGCATCTCGCCGGGCCCGTTCAGCTCCCGCTTCGGCGGGGCCTCGGCGACGAACGGGACGTCCCAGTCGAGGATGTCGCCGGTGGTCGTGCGCTGGGCGATGTACCGCCACCCCATCAGACGCTCACCGGGGCCTGCTCGTACGTCACCTCGAGCGACACCACCGTGGCGGTGTCCGCGCGCAGCACGCCCGTGAAGCCGTCCGTGCCGATGCCCTCAAGGATCAGGTTCAGCACCTCGCCGCGGTCCTCCGGCGTCAGAAGGAATCTGTTCCCGACCTGCACCGCCTGGCGGCCGGCCTGCACGGCTGCGTACGGCATTCCCGGCCCGTGCGCGTCGCCGAGGGTGACACGCAGCTCCCCGCGGGCCTCGGTCGTGTCCGGGTGCAGCAGTCCCGTGATGAGGGCGTGCACGGTGGCGTGCGTCGCCCACTCCGGCACCTTCTCCGACCACAGCGCGCCGAGGGGGAAGGTCTCCCACTCGGCCGTGATCGGGCCGACGTCGTCCGGCGTCGACCAGGCTCCGTACACGTAGCGCCGGGCGCTCTGGGTTCGCGGCCGCGCCATCTCCCGCAGGTCGGTGACCATCGCGGCCGTGACGGTGGTGGCCCCCGTCGGCAGGTCGATGCGGGCCAAGGTGATGGCCGTGGAGCCGGGCTCGATGTCCTGGATCCGGGTCGTCCCTACCGGCACATCGGTGACCACCCGCGTGAACACGTACGGGCCGACCAGCGGGTCTTCCGGCTCCGGCCACACCTCCCCGCCGTACGGATCCTCAACACGGGCGACGACCAGGTCCGAGCGGGGTCCGTCGGCTCCGGCCGGCTCGATGTCCACTTGCTCAACGGTTGGCATTCGGGCCGCGTACGACTGCGAGCCACCCCCCACCGAGGCGCGCCGCTTGGCGATCATCGCGCCGACACCGACCTGCACCGCGGCGGCCGGAACGTCGAGAGCGGTCACCCGCAGGTCGGCCGGGCCGATGATTCCCTCACCGCCGCACACCGCGGCCTCGACGATCAGCCGCATCGTCTCCTCCGACGCGGCCGTGTTCTCCACGAACCAAGGGATGCCATCCCACGCCATGCCTGCCTCCTCATCCGAACGGAGAGGGGAACGTGACCGATGCGCGGGTCTTGTGTCGCGGCCTCACCACCAGGCGTACGCGTCCCGCCACCTGATATCGACCTTGGGCCCGTCCATGGTCTTCGTGCTCGACCGCGTGTAGGACAGGGACGCCGTCCACATGCCCGGCGGGATCGTCATCTCCGCAAGGCGCGGCGACGCCCGGGTCAGCTTGTCCGCGACGGACGCCGTCGTGCCGCCCGAGGTACGGATCACCGTCCTCGCCCAGGACCGCGGGTCGATCGTCACAAAGGTGCCGTCAGCGATCGTCATGGCCAATTGCACGGACCACAGCGCGGGGAACGACACCTTCGGGTCTTTGCACGGTCCGTGGATAGTGATGACGGGGTGCGTGGCCAGGCGGCCCCGCTGCTCGACCACGACCGACTTCCTCGACGGGACGTGAGCCCCACCACCGATGGGGGCCCACCATGGCCGGCCGGGCCGGGTTGGGCGACTGCCGAGGTAGTAGTCCCACATGCTCACGGTCTTCTCGACCTCGTCGTAGAAGCGGCCGTCGACAGAGACGAAATCAGCAACGCACGGCACGTAGCCCTGCCGCTCAAGGCGGGAATGCGCGACCTCGAGCTTCCGCGGCCGCCCGATGAGGCGCCGTGTCCGGCCGGCCCGCCTGTGCAGCAGCCACGCCACCCGCGTGGATCTACGGCGGATCCCGTCCGCGTCCCACACCGTGCGCAGCATGTCGACGCCTTCACTCACCCGTTCCTCGGGGTCCAGGTCCTTCTTGTTGATGCGAGCGAGGATCTGCTCCATCTCGCTCCAGTCACCGATCCGGCTGCCGTTGGTCCGCGAACGCCAGGGCCAGTGACGGTCTATGGGGCCGTCGACGCCGTCGACGCCCAGCTCGAACGTCACGGTCGCCGTCCGCTTGTAGTCCCTGCCGAGGCGGATGCCGTCCTCTCCAGGCAGCGCAGCCTCACCCGTCTCGGCCTCAGCGAACGTGACCGTCGGTTCAGTGAGGCAGTAGATCCCGGACGATTGACGGCCGAACGTCAGCGCCGCCCCGGGCAGGTTGTCGTAGCTGAAGTATCCGAGATACCAGTCCCCGTCACGCACTGGAGCCCCCAAGGCGGATACGGCGCAGCTCGAACATTGCGTCCTCCAAAGCGGTCCCGGTGCTCGCGACGGCACCGATGTTGAGATTCAGGTCGCCGCCGACGAGGGCCGAAGACGACTGGGTGGTAGCGGTGCGGGTTCGCACCGTGCTGCGGCTCTTGGAGCGGACACCGCCGGCCGCGTAGCTGCTCAGCACGCCACGGTCGGGGTACACGACCATGCCGCCGAACATCTCGGCGACCTTGCCGAGGATCTGCTCACTGCGCTTCCGCTTAGCTTTGGCCAAAGGCACATACGCCTCGCCCCCGGTCTCGTCCTCCGCCCACAGGCGCCATTCGCCCGCCTTCGCGATCTGGGCGATGTGGTTCTCCGCGCCGTTGGCGAAGGCGCGGACGCGGCCCACGGCGTTGCGGATGCCGCCGTTGGCGTACTGCACGATCCCGCCGTCTGCGTGCGTCCTGACGACGGCCGGCTTGCCTGACTCGCTGTACTGGACGGTTACGTGGACGGTCCGCCCGGTGAGGCCGTTGATCTTGTCTTGGATCCTCTGGACCTGGGCGAGGGGCGTGGCGTTCGGCGCGGTGATCCGTACCTTCTTGCCGCCCTTCCCGTCTACGTTCTGGATCTTGTAACCGAGGTCTTTCAGTGCCTGCTGGGCGGTCTTCGTCGGCGCCTTGACGTCGATGGACTTGCCCTTGGGGAGGCCCGCGACCTTCTGCTGCACGTTCTTGAGGTCGCCCGCGGCTTGCTTGATCACGGCCTGGACGGTGACCTTCTTCTTGTCCGGCGCATTGGCGATGTCCTCGGCCAGGGCGGCGATGTTGACGCGGGCACCACCGGTCGGTGCGGTGACCGACACCTTCTTACTGCCCGGGATGCGCTGCACCGTGAAGCCGAGCGCCTCGAGCTGGGTGCGGGCCTTGGTCGTGGGTGCGTCGATCTGGATGGCCTTGCCCGGCTTGATGCTCTCCAGCTTTCCGCGTAGGGCCAGGATTTCCGCAGTCGCGGCCGGGATGCCCTGAGCCGTGATCAGCGTGGTGACGGTCTCCGGGACGAGGCCCATCTGGTCGGCGAGGGCCTTTGCCTTGTCCTTGGGGATACCGAGGCTCGTGGCGAGTTCGATGGCCTTCGCCCGGCCGCTCTCCATCGCGCCGTGGGCCGCGTCCATGGCATCGGACATGGGCATGAGGCCCTTTTCACCCGCCTCGACAGCGCGGGTCGCCACGCCGAGCATGCTGTCGCGCAGCTCCTGGAGCTGCGTGTTCAGGGTCTGACCGTTGCGAGTGGAGGTGTTGACCAGACCGTCGTTTCCGACGAGTGCCTTGCCCCATCCGTCAGCCTTCTCGATGTTCGACGCCATCGTGTCGTCGATCTGGAGCATCACCGAGTTGAGCTGCGCCTGAGCGTCGTGGAAGCTCTGCGTGTTGCCGTTGAGAGCGTCCAGTGCCCGCTTGAGCGCATCCGTGCGCTCGTCCGCCGACTTCGTCTTGTCGCTGTACGCCTGCACGGCGGCCTGCAGACGGCCGTACGCACCGGTGCCGCTCGAGCCGGCGGTGTTCATGGCGTCGGCGGCTTCCTTGTTGTTGCGAAGGCTGTCCTTCAACTCGCCGTTGACGCCGCTGAGCGCGTCGGCCGCCGCCTTGTACTTCTCGCCCTGCTCCGTGTAGTCG